TCGCAGCACCAGTGGCGTAAGCACCGTGGAAACTGTGAATACCTGGGGCTGGTTGGTTGTTGTACATGTACTGCTCATCGTTGCGATCAGCCTTGAACCTCGTGGGATCTTGGGCGAGCGTCTGAGCCGAAACCATACGCTTAGCACCATTGTACCCTAAGCCATCATTGCGCACACCAGTTTCGGAACGGTTGGTGGTTCTCTTAGTTCTCTCATGCTCGTTACGGGGAACGACACCAGTCATGCCCTGAGCGCGACCAGCCATAGTAGGTAACCTAGAGGGTAAGTAGGAGGTTGTCTCGGGTTTGTTATGAGTAAGTTGACCAACCTTCGCAGAGCGACCACCGGTAACATCCGCAGCTGGACCAGAACGTCCTGGTAAAGTTGTAAGACGGTACTCACCAACATTGATAGGATTGACCCTAAACATCTGTTGATACCCACCAACAGCTGGCACATTGGCGTCAACACCTAAACCTGGGCCGACCAGTTGCTTCTCTACTGGAGAAAGGTTATTCATGCGCCCCTGATCGAACATACGACCACGCATGTCAAGTAATTCTTGTCCACCACTTCGTTGCTGACGACCAATATCCGCGAAACTTGCCATCTCCTTCTTGGATGGGACTTCTACTCGGGAAACAAAATCATTCTCTTTGAATGTAGGAGGAAGAGCGGGACCAGCCCCACTATCATTTGCTAATGTGATATTTGCCTCTGGACTATAGTTTTCAGTCTTGGACTTACTTAAAGTCCTTCCAGCGTAAACGAGACCAGCTACGGCTAAAACCGAAATAGGATCAGCCATTCTTATTTCTTACTGACATTTTTATTAACGTATCTTTTCTGGAAAAGACCATTTTGAAGATCGGCGCGGGTGCTGGCGGGTTCATATTTGATGGTGCGGAGAGGGACCTTGCATTCCATGTTGGACAGAGGGAAAAGATTGCGCTCATACGTCTGAACGATGTGCTTGTTGAAACGAGAAGTAGATTGAGGTCTAAGTTCGTCACTCGTATCGATGTATTTCGCTGGGGCACCCTTACCAGCCATATAAGGTGCGGTACCATACAACATAGTGTTGGGACGGGATCCGTAATTTAATTGACTGGGCTGAGGGTAAACGAAAACTTCATCGGTAGCTTTAACGGGTGGGACAGCACCCCTGTTCTCAATAATAGAAAGACCTGGTTGAAGCTGGTACGCCATTTATTATTACACAAGAATATTAATCTAACTATACGTTCCGCCACCGCCCCTCACGCGACCACCACCTCGGAGACCTCTGACATCTCCATCGGAACCAATTCCAGCAAAAGCCTCTAATTGAACACCCCTCGCATCAGGGTTGCAAAACTTCGAATCACTCTTACACATGGGAGCATTCTTGGGACCATACAACCACTCAGCAAATTTGGTTTGATCGCCTGGAATTTTCGACACTGGCGCAGTAACAAACTGGCGCTCGAAAGCGTTACGCTTGTACATGGGTAAAGTGGAACGAGAACGTCCAGAATCATACGAAACCTGATCACCACTGAATTTTTTAATTAAAGGCTGGGCTGTGGCATAATAGCAGGCTTCCAGACGATTTGGGGCATCTGTGTAATCTGTCATGAGCACGTTACCGAGGGGATTCTCCTTGGTGGGCTTCTGACATACATCCGCTTTGTCTGTGGAACCATATGGCTCCTTGACAAGTTTCGCCTTGTACATCACATAAATGATAGATAACATCGTTGCGCCTAGAACGAATATACGAGGATCCCGACGAATCACGAATAAAACACACATGGTGTAAATAATAAATCGTGACGCCGAATTGATCCTATCCTCTGGTGTTTGTTTGCTGTTAGGCCAGAACTCTAGAATTTTTTTATTACTGACAAGTTGTTGAGGATCTTCGAACCAAACTTTCATTTAATATAGATGAGGTTTATTTTTTGGGGAGACGGCGAGTACCATTCTTTTTAGGAGCACCCAAATCCATATCTCCCATACCAGCCATCATACCAGACATAGAACCCATCATCTTCATGAGTGCATCCTGATTAATATCACCACCGTCACCTGACGCCATCTTATCAGCCACATCCTTGGCCATAGCCTCAATGGCGGTGAGGGTATCCTCGGGGACAGATTGGATGGTGGTTCCTAGAATGTACAAAGTTTGGAGATACTGCCAAACAGCATCCTTGGTACCATCAGTCATACGCTTCCATAGATTGATGATATCCAGTTCATTGAGAAAGTCAATATCCTTGGAATGAATGAGAATGAAGTCCTCATTCTTGGCAGAGACACTATCTGCGTGAGGTTTAACACTATCCATGAATCCATTAACTAGGAGACGAGGACTTGTACTCTTAATAAGATCGAATGAGGTTAACATCTTCTTAATGCTTTTTTCATCTGGAAAAGTCTTGTGCAATTCCACAAGAAATTGCCCCATCATGTCATTAAACGCAGTGACGGACGCCATTTTCTTAATAGTACGGTGTAATCTTTAAGTTAGAAAGGATCGTTAGAAATAACCTCTTTTTGACCAAGACCATTCACCACAATTACGTATACGAGAATTGCTACGAGTACGGCTGGTTTGGTGTATTGATTCATTTCTAACTTACCTTCATTATTCAAATATGCTTTGAGGTGAATATAACCCGCCGTCGTAGCACCGGCAATTAGGCCAGCATATACTGGGTCACGTAAATAGTCGGAGAGTTCCATTTAATTATAACCAACTTTTTTTGTACGGTAGTCTGGTGCGTCACCAAATAAAACATCATCTTCCTGCTGAGGCTGAGGCTGTGGCTCCATTGGAGGCTCTTGTGGTGGTTCAGATGTTTGAACGGTTGGTATGGTTTTAAACTCATTATCGAATTCACCTGGCTCCTCCATCTCAGGATTTCCCATTGGCTGCATTTCCTGGAGTTCCTCTGGGGCGGGTTCCATACCACCTTCTGGTTCGGGTTCAGGTTCCCCCTCCCCATCAAAGACGTCAGGATCCTCTGTATCTTGAACATCCCCATCTAAATCTATGTCTCTAGACTCTTGGGACATGTACGTCTGTAAAATCTGTTGAACTGGGATTAACTCCTTCACGGAGTTTTCAATAGCTGTACAGAAACGAGTAGTCAACTTCTCATCTCGGTGGTAGATGCTCTGATCTTCATGGAAAACGTAGGGATCCCTGTAGAGATCCTTGGCGATGTTATTGTAGCAGGTTTGAATGAAAACCTCGTTTGTTGGTAGCTTTAGGGAGATCTTCTTGTTGTCAGCCTTAAGGCGGACCGCAGAGAGAATCTTTGTACAGGCAACAAAGACAGCCGCTAAAAGATCACTAAACCAAGCGCACCGGTTTGCGATGTTATCCGAATGCTGTTTAGACATAGCGTTAGACCAGTTTGGAACCTCTTGGAGTAACTTCTGAAACATCATGAGATGCTTCTTCCCCTTGGAGAGAGTATGAGCCTCCGCATACATATCATTGAAAACATCAATCATAGGTGGACACATAATAATGCACATTTGTCCGAGATATTCCTTCTTCGCCTCGACGAGCACATTCAAATTGTCCATTTATGATTAAGTGGGTTTTAAAATTCAATATTTACTACGCACTTCCCCTGTATTTGTTAGCTATCTTCTTAAGATTCATGAGATTAGGAAAGTCTACATCATCTTCGGTATAACTTTCACGTTCTTTCTTCTTTTTTGGCACCACCCAAGACACATAAATGTCATATTCACTTATAAGTTGTACAGTGAAGCCACCAAGTTGAAATTGTCTAACAACATAACGAGCGGCGGCCCCTCTATCAAAAACTGGGTATCCTATCAAAATTACTGGAACCGTTAAGAATATCTGTTTATGACCAAGTTCTACACACTGTTTAATCTTCGATGAAAATTGTTCGTAAATTTTTGTATAGATCTCTTTTCGTATTCTTTTTCTCTTATCATCAATTTGTATTATGTCATTGATGTTGATCATTACAATTAGCTCAATTTATTTTTTATCAAATCTAACTCACCAACATTAGGGACTGCACTTTCCTTAACGAGTTTGTAATCGATAAACTCTTTACCCATAGAACCCTTGGTGTACACCTTTATTTTGTCAGGTGCCTGGTCACTGAGGG